AATCTCCAGAATTAGCATCATTAGTTATAGCATTATCACTTGAACCATCTCCAGTATATAACTGTGTATGAAAATATGCTGATGGGTCGTCTATTGTTGTATAAGCCATTATCCGTACTCCGCTAAATTTTTTGAACACAAGGAATAGTAATTTGCTGGTGGGGCGTACTCAAAGTTTCCATATCCGTTAGCGTCTGAATTACCGCTTGATATTGTGAAAGGTGGGTTGCCAAAATTTGCTTCAAAAGTCCAACCACCTGCTGTTGCTACAATAATATATTGATTTGCACAAGTTTGACTTATTGCAGTTCCGCTATCTTGAGCTACACCATTTTTATAAAAAGTAACTTCACTATCGTCTACACTAGCCGCAATAGATAATATATCACCAGTAGTCCAAGAGTTGCCATAAGAAGAAGCTCCACTGCCTGTATCTTTTTGGCCATCATTTCTGTAAAAAAGTCTATTAGTATTACCATCTGTGGTATAATCATCTACATCTAGTAACGCTACATAAGCTGTTGAACTTCCTGCGGTAGCTTTAAACTCTGCATACCATTTTCCACTAGATGGTAAAACAAAACTAGAATAAGCAAAAAGAGACGTTCCTGTTGCCTTACAATTTCCTTCAGAAAAAGTTGCGTACCCTTCTCCCGGTCTTTCTTTTAAAGGGTTAAATGTACAAAAATTATTTGTCGGAGTATCTGTTGTTCTGTCGACAGCCGGTGTTACATTCGTTTGTGAAAAATGATTATCATTTCCGCTCGTGTCAGCGCCTATACTTGTTGCATCGGCTGCTGTGCCTAGTTGTTTAAACTCAAGTTTAAAACCATTGGTTCCGTAAGAACCTGTATAATTTTTTGGAATCCAAACTCCGTTATCATTTGTTTCACCAAAATTACTAGCATCTAGTTGTTGACCATCAATGTAATAAGCGTTAGCCATATAACCCTCTGCCATAGCACTAATTGCACTAGCACCAAAACCTCCACCTACAGTTTGAGCCGATTGATTAAGTATTGGTAAAGAGGCATTTTGTGAAGGGGCAGTTGCAGTACCCCAATCAGTATATTGTGTGCCATTTATATACATTTTAAATCTATTTCCTGCTGTTCCTTGAGTAGTATCAATAGCTACTACAACATGATACCAAGCACTAGGGTCTCTAAATCTTCCATTAGAATTATAAGCTATATCTGCACTTCCACTTGTTCTAGAGAAAATACCTACAAAACCATCTGGGTCAGAAAAATATATATAACTACGATTGTTTACATCTGTAGCACCACCAAATAATACATTATCAGCACCCGGATTTCCCATTTTTGTCCAAACAGAAAAAGTTCCTGTAGTATTACTTTGTGAACTTCGTGTTCTGCTTAAATAAGCAGTGTCATCATCATTAAACCTAAGTGAATTATCTATATTGTAACCTGATACTTGAGTTCCACCTATAACTGGAAACGCCATGTTACTCCTTTACTGGAAATTCGCCGAGTGGTTTTGTTACTGTTCCGTCTTCTTGTTCTGTATATGTAAACAAAGCGGCTAACGCATCAACATCACTAGCATTATCTATTTGAGTTTGCATAGAATTACATTTTGTTCTGACGCTTGCTCTCCATGTTTTCCACCCGCTATCCATTGTTGTTTCTGTTTCCGTCGCTTTCACTACCATCCAATCAGATGGTGCAAGAATGCCTGCACATTGGTTGTTTATCATTTCTTTTTTAATTGTTTTTAAACCTTTAGTTACAACTTGATTACCGTCACTATCCAACATTGGAGTGCCATCATCATTTACTTCATTTCTATCTTCTAAAAGTTTTGCTGTTGCTGTACCATATGAACCTACTACTTCATCACCACTTACCGCATAAGTAATATTTGTATTGATATACCATGCCTCATCTTTTTTATTTGTAGTATCTGTTCTTACTGGATAAATACCGATAGCTTTTCTTTCTTCAGTTGTCCATAAAGTAAATACTTCTTTTGGATATTGTAAATCATTTAATGTAAAACCTTTGTTGGTTCCCATTAATTTAACAAATTGATTATTCTCTACTAATGCGTACATATTATGCTATCCCTATACTTCTTCCTACTTCATATAAATTTGTTCCATCACTTCTAAAAACAAATAAATCTTTAGCTGAAGTTCCTGTTGATAAAGTTGGTGCTGTACCGCCTGTCCATTTAAAGACTGCGTTCCATGTAATTGTTCTTGAACCCGTTCCGTCTTGAATAACAAGCAGTGAGCAGAATGCCCCCGCTAATAAATTAGTTGGTGCGTTAAATGTTCTGTTGCCCCCCAACGTTACTTTAGCAACTTGCTGTGTTTGTAAGTTCCAATCAATATTTGCCCCATCTGTTAAGGTAGCTTCCGCAGAATATAATTGTACAGGAAAAGAAAACGATGTGCTTGAGCTAATTTCACTGGCTGTTATTGTACCATCAACAATCATTGCCGCTGTAATACTATTAGCAGATGGCGTGACTGTTTGGACAGCCTTTCCAATAAATACACAATACATGGTATCCGTTGCAGCTGTTGCACTTGACAGTGTTAAAGCTGTTCCGTTTGCAGTATATGCATAACTAGAACCCGGTTCTTGACGTACATTGTTAATAAACAATGCTATCTCATTTTCGTTTGCAACCGATTGGTCTAATGTATAGCTTGTTGTTGCACTTGTTGTAAAGTGTTGTACAGCAAAGCTACTGTATTTATCCGCCGGTGTATTGCCTATATACGGCATTTAATATCCTCCTTATGTACTTATATCGTCAACAGTTGAAACCCAAACATCACAAGATGATGCTGTGTCTGATACTACTTTTAATGCATCTCCTGATTGTACAATTAATTTAGCACCCCCGTCCAAAATCTGTAAAGATCCGCCACTCGGTATGGGGGCAGACTTAACTAAATAAATATCATTACTAGCATCATTAACATAGCAATCAACTAAGATTGATGATCCTGTAATGTTGGACAATGAAATACCAACTACTGTATCGTAAGAGTTAGCAGTGAAAAGAGTAGCAGCACTTGCGCCGACTGCGTTGGATGTATACCTTCTAAAATTCTGGGCCATCTATCCTCCTTTATAATGAAACCGCCATAGCGATTGCGAAACCCTGTGTAGCTGCATTTGATACATCTACACCGTTAACTGTTGTTACATCTAAGTTAGCTAAAGCGTTATGAACTTCATCTGAACCATCTACATAGATTGATGCATCTCTACCAGTTACAAGGGTATATGTTGCCGCCCCTGTACCAGCTGTAAAAATCAAACTTGAATCTGTATCATTTTGTACAGTGTAAGTTTTCTGAATATTTGGAAGAGTTATCGTGCAAGTTGTACCCGGCGTACCAGTAAACTTTAAAACTTTCTGACGGCCATTTTCAGAAGCATACGATGTAGGATTTGTTGTGAATGTTAAACTTAAGTTTCCTGTTATAGCAACCGACAGAACCCCGTCCGTTGAATCTTCCATTCTATTCCAGTTATCATTTGTTTGATCACCCCAAGTGTTATCGTTCTCACCTGTGGTCATCAACCTGATGCCAAGATTACTCCATGTTGAAGCCATTTAAACTCCTTATGCTATTCTTAAAATAGCGTTTGATGCATCGGCAGTTGGAAATTGAATTTCGAAAGTACCGCCTGATACAGAAAAGTCTGCACCAAAATCAATCACCATTACTGCTTTATCACTTTCAGATGTATTGTAAATAATACAACCTCTAGTTGTAAAAGTTGCAGATGTCCAAGATGTATCTGCAAAATCAATAAAAGCTGTTGTGCCGCTTGATGTTGGATCTATATTTGTTAAAGCGTTTCCGCCTGTAGTGTATCCGCCTGTAGCACCTAACTCATCTGAGTTACCTGTTACATCGGAATAGTTAGTTGTTGCTGCACCATAAGTTCCTGCTTGCGAAGCTTGAGCTTTGATTAAAGCAATCTTATAAGCGTCACCGCCTGATGCTAAAAAGCTGTGTATTCCGTCAAGCAATTCTTTTTTGAAACTTGTGCAAATTGCTGATGTTATGGCCATAGTTTATCCTTTTGTTCCTATCTCACCCGTTGTGAACTCGTCAGTTCTTTTACGTTGTTGTTCTTGTCTTAAAAATGTTTGAAGTGCTCGATCATACAGACCTTGATATCTCTGTAATTGATCAGGCGCTTCTTTCATAAAGTAAGACGCTTCTACTAAACTTGCGTATAGTATTACATCAGGAGCATAGTCACCTAGATAAGTGTTCGCGTTACCGCTACTAAGTCCTGTTGGTAGTATAGTATACCCTATTTCGAGCGTATAGTCAACATCTGCTTTAGGAGAAAATAAAAATTTTGTACCCCTATCAGATGATGAATAACTACCTTCGCCGTATAAGGCGTAATACTCAGGAGAACCAGTTGTTGCTTCATTCTGAGTAAACTCTCTCACATATGTTTGGTCTTTCTCTTCTAAGAAAGTTCCTGTTTGATGTTTGATATATCTTGTTACGTAGAGATCTTGAGGAACGTCAAACGTATTATTGCCAGCTGATAAAGTAAATGTAGCATTTTTGTGATATTCTGCAATATCTGATTCGCGTAAAAGTCTTTGTTCAGCTAGTTCTATACATAAATCAATAGGTGCTTTACCTGAGCCAGTAGCTGTTGTAAATTCGGTGGAGTCATTTTCCATCCAATCCTGTATTCCTTGTTTTAACTGTACGTATGTTAAACCCATTAATTACCCCATTCTCCTTGTGACCAAGTAAAGTTACCCCAACTCGGTGAATTTACATCTATTGTACCACGATTTGCTGTAGCTTGCAACCCTGTTGGAGTTACTGGTATAATAATTTCTGCTTGTGCTGTACCTTGTGAAGCTGTCGTTCCTAGACCTGCTGGTAATACAGTAGCATTAATTATTAATGTACCGAGAGAAGTGCTAGCTTCAATACCTCCACCAAGCTCTGTTAAGTTAAGAGTTGGCGTACCTTGTTGAGCTGTTGCTTCTTGGCCTACAAGATTTTCCGTTAAGTTAAGAGTTACAGATCCAAGAGATGTAGTTGCTTCAATGCCGTTCGCATCTTCCGCAGAGTTTAATGTTACTGAACCTTGTGCTGTTGTAGAACCTACACCAGTAATATTAATACCAAGTTTCTTAGTAACAGCACCTTGTTGTGCTACTGCTTCTAATCCTTCAGCTTGTTCTGCCCCATTGATAGTTAATGTACCTTGAGCCGTTGATGATGATACGCCACTGATTGGTATAACTAATGCTATACCCGGTGTACCAATTCGTGAAATTAGACCAAGGCCATTTGTTTGTTCTGTTAAATTAATATTAGGTTGACCAACTAATGTAGTTGTCTGTGCAGAAAATCTTCCGTGTAATGGGCCTAAAGGTATAGTTGTTGGAACTGAATCTGCATCTGGTCGTGGTTTAAATAAAACATTACCACGTCCTTTACGTAAATATTTTTGGGGTTCTAATTGTGGATGCTTTGCTTCCCAATCTTTTTTATGAACTTTGAAACCCGTCCATTCTTCACGGGCATCTTTATATCTAATCTTAAATCCAGAACGGTCATCTATTAAGACCGCTTTTTTACCTTTAGCGTATCGTGCCATTAGTACACCTGTGGTTGTACGTAAAAGCTAACTCTTTCTCTATCCTCTTCTTTTGCCTTCATCCATTCTTCGTCGTATAAAGGTTTTAATATATTTAATCTATCAGGTGCAAACTTAACTGCCAACTCAACTGCTAATCCACTTATCAATGCCGGTAAATATCTTCTCGGTATGTCTGGATTTTGTGAGTATGTTGCTGTTACATCTTGTGGATATCTAATAGTCCATGATGTAAATTGGTAGTATGTTTGATCTGGTATTGGCCAAAAGTAAATTTTGTGTGTTCCCGTACCTGCATTGGTAAATTGACTATTTCTTTCAACCGCAAACTGTACAGGTTTACCTGTATCATTTTTAGTTGGAATATTTAAATAATCATCTAAACTAATTCTTTCGATAGATATATCTTGTGGATTTGATGTGTCAGAATTATCTCTAATTGCGCCATCTAAAACATCTAAGTATTGAGAAGCACTTAGTGTTATGTTGTTTACGTCTTTTGTTAAAGAAGTAGTTGTCAAATCTAATGTAAATAAATTTACGCCGTCATTAACCCACTTCGTTAAAAGCAAATTGAGAGAACGTCTAGCAGTTTTTAAATCATTACCTGTTTTAGTTTGCTGTCCAATTCTCTCGTATGCTTCCTCAATAATATGAGCAGTGTCTAAGTTAAAAGTATACGTACCAGAAGTCGCCATCTGTACTCCTATCCCATAATAATAGTTTTAACTAACCAAATAAATTGTGCAAATACCATGACACCAACTGTCCATAATACTTTATTTATTTTGTCAATGTCTTTTTGCAAGTGCACTAAATGGTTTGTTTCTATTGTGTGTATTTTTTGATTTAGTAATTTTAAATCACCTTTCATCTCAGTTATCTCCAATTTGTTTTGTAATTCAATATCAGACATCAGTCGTGAAACACAGTAATAGATGTTACATTTGTCAAACTGTGTGCTTTCATTCCGTTTGGAAAAACAACACCATCTGTTGGTAAATTAAAAGTAAAAACATCCCCTTGAGGTATATCAAACTGAATAACAGTCTGATCGTCATTGTCTCTAAGAAGTACAGAACCTGCTCCGACGCCATCACTTACTACAATGATACCTCTAAGTCTAGTTCTGCCAGCAAAGATAGTTGCGTTACCAGTTGCTCGGGTAGCTTTTACGTCTGTTGAAAAACCCATTATAAACTCCTATAAGTTAAGGGGACATTGCTGCCCCCTTTATGTTATGCTAAATTATTATTTTGAATATATTTAACAGTAATATAACCAGCACCTGAAGAACCTGTACTAGAGATAGTCTGAATTGTTACATCAGAACTTCCTACATCTGCCCATGTATCTGCATCAGTGATTGTTCCAGTTGAACCTTGCTTGATAACATTTGCAGAAGTTCCTAAAGCTAATGCAGAAAATAGTTCGTTTGCACTTGCTGAAGTTCCTACAGATAAGTTAGCTGAGTCTGGCGCTGTAGTTATATACAGAGTTATTTCGGTGATTTGTGAATTTGCTGGAATAATAATTCCAGTGCTAGCTGCACTTGCTGATTGTGACCAAGCAGCAGATTGTGCCATTTCAACAAAACCTGTATTTTGTGATCCGCCTTCACGGATTGTTCCCGCTTTAATCGGGCCTGAAAAAGTCGTTGTTCCCATTGTCTATCCTTTTGTTTGTAGTCTACTTTCGTAGTCTATGGGTTTGTTAAGGGGGCAGTTTTTACGCTACCCCCTCTAGTGTTTAGGATGGGTTTGAACCCCATACGCCACGCCAGTCAGAGAACCCAAATGAGTATCTCTCTCTAGCTTTGTAACGTACATTACCTGTTTCGAAGTCACCTTCCATTGAAGTGTTGATTGGTGATCTGTTGAACATTTTCATTCCGTGAGGAGAATCTGTTCTAATGAACCAACGTTTACTTCCAGTGAATCTGTGGTTAAGATGATAACCGCCCGGTAACATACCTTTCGATACGAGAGCGTTTACATCATTGTCCGCAGTTCCAACTCTGTATGGAGATGCCATCAATCTTTCGGCAACAAACACAAGTTGTCTTGGAATGTGCAAAGTTTTACCTTGAAGAGCCACCGGAATGTCTCTGTCATCAGTAAAGCCAGCGATACCAATTAACGCGTCTTCCAGAGAAGTTTCTGAAAGTTCTGCTTGTGTAGTGAACGTATTAGCTTGTGCTGAACCACTTTGTAGTGGGTGATCAGTAGCACATAATACTTTACCGTCTCCACCTAATTGTGAAGAAGAGAAAGCGTTATTGAATACGTTTGATGCTTTAGTTTGTTTAGCTGAAGCCATTGATCTAGCTAATGCTTTTGTTAGTCTAGTAGACAATTTATCATACAGATTGTCTTCCATAGCTTCCTCAGTAATTGAGAATGCCATAGCGACAGTTTCGTGTTGATATCTTGATACCCAACCTTCTCCAGTATCAGCATAGTTAACAGCTTGACCTTCAAATTTTACAGAAGCTTCTCCGAAACCGGGGAATAATACTTCTTCTTCGAAGGCTCTATTTGATGATTCCTGATCGAATAGTACGGCATGCTCATTTTCGTATCTGTTATATTCAGTTCCAAAAATGGCGTGTAAACCCGGTACTAATTCTTTAAGGATTTGACCTCTTGATATAGCCATAGTTATTTACTCCTTAATTATATACCAGTAACGCCTGTAGCGCCGTTACGATGTTGGTGAGTGTTAATTCTTACAAGAACGTTCATAGTAGTTCCAGCACTTGTAAAACCTAAATCATCTTGCGCACTACCTAAAATTTGTAGTGGGAAAGTGTTTGTAGTATTCTTTGTGCTAGAGTCTGCTACGAGACCGCTTTTGAAAGTTACTGTTGAGCCAGATGGTGATGCAACGATTTGAACGTTTTTTCCTACATCAGCAGCAGCTATTGCGGTAGTGTCTTGATCCGATTGAATCTTAAAAAGAGTGTTAGGATCGTCATACACATAAGCTTTAAATTTAGCTTTAGCAACAGTGCTTGCAGCGATTGAACGTACAAATTTAACATCTCCACTTGAATTATCTGAGTATTCAGCACCCCAGAAAACACCTACAACTGCACCCGGTGACGCAGCACCCATGTCAGTTACAATGTTTCCAGCAGAGTAAGTTACTAAGTCACCTTCAAAAAATGCTGAAGGTGCAGTAGCAGCTATTCTGTAGCCGTTTCCGTCAGAAAAATTATTGGCTCTGATAGTTCCGCCGTTAGATTGTCTAACTGGTTCTAATCCATATCCTGCCATAATAATCTCCTTATTGCAAGTTAGTTATTAAATTCTTCTCAGAGCCACCCAAAGGTTACTCCTCGAATTTTGGTTTTGAACCAGAACCTTGTGTTACCGAAGTTCTTGATTCATCTGATACCGGCATTGAAGGGTTTTGTTGTTGCATATATTCAGCACTATATGCTTGACCCATTCTTCTAGTTTGGTCGTCGTAGTACTGTTCTTTTTGATTCACAAATTCCTTTGTGTTTTTCATCAAGATTAGATCACCTGATCTAACAGTACCAGCGTGTTTGCCAGCTGACAACACATCGGCATGAAAGTCATCCCCAAGTTCATCGGGTGTGACCGGCACATAACCTTCGCGCAGTCTTTCGTGGACATTTGAATCATCTGGATTATTTAACAGTTCATGTCGAACCCAGATATATTCCATACCTTCTTCTTTTTTACCCTTAGGAATGTCCAGTCTTTTTAATGGTTCCCAAGATTTAGTTCGAGTTGCCGAGTCCCGACTTTTACGGCTGCTTTTTGTTGCTTGTGTCATTTCTAACCTCCCGCCTTCTGGCGCACTTTTTGTCGCGCATATTCTTGTAAGGAAACAC